AAATCTTCCTCAAAATACGATTTACCGTAGATGATGATATTTTCATCGTGTCCGCTATATAATCAATGGGAGAACCATTACTGGACAGTTGAAATACCATCATCTCATCCTCGGTAAAATTGGCGTTCTCGATAATTTTTCGCAATTCTGGCTTTGTCAAATCTCGCAAAGCCACTTAGGAATACCTCCTTTATGTATCCTCATTAGACCAAAGCAATTTCTTATTTCCTTTCTTGTCGGTCTGGAAAATGGTATCCTCTGTCATTTCGATTCCGATTTCATCCTTTACTACTTCCTCGATATCATCAAGCGAAAGATGCTTATCACCGACATCTGCCCATAATTCTTCAAAGGCAACTAACGCTTTGGCGCATCGTTCTGAACCGAACCCGAATTTATCATGCAGGACTAGCAACATAACCAGTTCCATTTGAGAAGAAAGCCCTCTATCAATGATTTTTTGCATATTCTCAATAGCTTCGTTCTTCGCTTCTTCAATGATTCTTTTCTGCTTCTGATACCGTTTTTTCTTTTCAATCTGATTTAGATTCATCTTTTACACCACCTTCACAAACCACGAAAAGAAATTTGTCTACCCTTTTCTGCGATTCTGGCGGAAGGTTTTCATAGAAGTTAATTTCTTTTGGTTGGTATCCGCATCTTACTTTCATTCTCTCCATAGCTTTAATGGCAAGAAATGCACCGTTGATAGCTACATGGTATGCGGCAGGCAAGCCGCTTTCTTCATCACGCGCGTCATGGTCTTTCTGGTAAGATACTGTGTGCCGCAGCAGAGCGGCTAACAGTCTATCGTCAGAGATATTTCTCCATGATTCAATCCCTTCCATACCGTATTTCTCAACGGCAAATTCGCGTACCCTTGCCAATGGTTCTAAAAGCTCCAACGGCACAAGGTTAAGCTGCGGTTTTCCTTCATCAGATTTTACGATTGGCGTTTTCATAAATCTTCCTCCGTTCTGGTTTTTATCTGATACTCATTGCCTTTATTTTCTCTAATTCTGCATGAACGGTGTCCATAACAGAATCATCCACTACTCTTTCTTTCTTCTCGCTGCCATCAATCAACAGTTTGCTCTTTTCGTCAAACGCATTAGAAAGCTGCTTAATCCTATCCTGCATTTCTATTCTGGCAGGATTTTCATTATTAGAAAGCAAATTCCGCACTTCTGTTGGCAGTTTTGCGCTTTCGTCTTTCTGCATCAGCACAAGCCGGTATGACCTCTGAAAATTGCTCATAACTACTGTCTCATTATATTCTTCATCCGTAGCCCAAATATGCAGCTGCTCTGGCGTTCCGATTGCACGTTGAATGATTGCAGGAAGTTTCAAAAATTCCTCGGTATATCGGTATCCGCTATTTCTGATTGCTTTACTAACCAACGCCCACGCTTCCATTTCGTTCAATTCCTGCGGTTTGCTAACGGAATGAACCATATCAACCAACTGCCCGATTGTCGGTGCAAATCCGCTTGTATCGGACAGGATATAGGATTTCAACGCAACCGAAATCTGCTGATATGTATAATCTGAAAGCATCATTCCCCAAACCTCCGTTGTTTCTTCGATATTCTTTGGTCTGAAATTCTGAAAACAGTTATACATGATACGCAGGATTTTCTTCGTTTCCTCTTTTGTCAGCACAAAACACACCCCCTAAAAATTCCAGTTTATATCGCTACTGGAAGCCTTCCCGATTTTCTCCCAAACAATACCTTGATAGCCGCTTGAAATGCTTTCATTTATTGCCGTTGATACCGCCGTATCTCCGTACTGTGTTGATTTTTCGGATATTGTTTTTAAAAGTGTCCGCAAACCTCTTTCTTTGTACTTGAAATTTCTCTCTCCCTTGTAGGCTATCCAGTCCTGCACCGATTCCAGAAGATAATCGGAAATAGCAAACTCGGAAACCATGTCATTCAGCATATCCGCAGAAGATACTTTCTTTACAGAAACGGAAGGAATACTTTTCGGTTCTTCTTCCGTCTGGCAATCGTCCGCACTGCCTCTAACCTTATTTACCGTATCCATAACGTACCGCCTAAAATCATCGGACTTAATATGCTTTGCAACATTCTCAACTCCTGCAAGCGTTTTCTCTGACCTGCTCCAATTATACTTGTACCATTTGAGAATCAAGACTTCCTTTGTTTCCGCACAGTACCGAATCACACCATGCACATTTTCAAAACGACTTATCAGCCTTGAAATTGTATCCTTCGTGTACCCTGTATGGTGCGACATTTGATTAAAACTGACCTCATAGCAGCCGCAGATATTCGTCTGTGGGTTTGTCAGAAGATAAGCATAGAAATACTTATCCTCTGGCGTGAAATCATCCTCGACCTTGTTATCCGTCCAAAACGAGGTATGAAGGTTCCTGTATAGACCCATGTAATCACCACCTATACTAAGTTAAATGCTTTAATAGCTCCTCCTCCGGCAGATGCCGCTTGATTGTCTCGTCAATTTCGCTCATTCCTCAATCCTCCCTGCAGCTCGGACAGAAATGCTCCCATTCGTCCTCGCTCTTGTTATAGTGCTGTTTCCAGCCTTCTTCCCGGATGCCGTGTGAACACGCGCGAAAGCTGCTATACTCGTCCGAATGCTCGTAGCAGCAATCGCAAACCGCATGGTATTTGTTGGTTTCTTTGTTTTTCTCAATCATTCTGCTCCGCTTCGTTTTCTTCCGGAATGTCGAACGCCAAATTCAGAAGATACTCGATAACCTTCAGCATGGCATCTTTTGTAATGCCGTTGTGCGTTGGCATTTTCAGAACTTCATAAATTGCCATTCCTTTCTCTTCGTCCGTGTATTTGTCGCTGTTTACTTGCAAGAATATCTTGCAGGCTGTGCTGATTTTCATGATTGAATAGCTCCTTTCTCTCATTCCTGTTTCTCCACCATCATTCTTTTTGCAATCTCGTATATTACTGGTACGGTCACGCCGTTCCCTGCCTGTTTATATAACTGGCTGTCACTGTTTACCAATTCAGCCCTATCGAAATATTCATCCGACCATCCTTGCAGCCGGAAACATTCTCTCGGTGTCAGTTTGCGGATAGCAATATAGCACTGATATTTTTCGTACCAAACGGCGTATACGGTAAAATTTTCCGATAATTGCACGAAAATACCTTGCTTAATGTCCTGTCCGTTTTCTGCTTTAACCTTTATGCGAACTCTCGGTTCATTTCCATGCGATTGACCTCTAAGCGTTGGTATCATGTCTTTCGGTGCAACTTTTTTCTTTTTCCTTCCTTGCGGGTCTATGCAACCTACAATCTTCGTAGCTAACAGGTTGTCCTTTTGAACCGTGGACAATGTATTTGTGATTCCATCTTTTCTGATTTCGCTCACAAGGAAATCGTGCCTTGAAATATCAAGTTTTCCGCTTTCATAATCTTTCCGAATTTTCTTTCCGTATTCCGTCCTAACATTCCGCAAAATCCCTGCAATTTCAATTCCGATTCCGTGTCTGTCCTGCCCTGTAAGCGTAAACATCGGCTCTCCATTGTCTTTAAACCTTCTGCCGTTCTGTCTTTTCTCTCTATCTGGAGTAAGTACAGGAACGCATACACCGCTTGTTTCCTCTTTCCGATTGCAAACGCCCTTATTGTATCTCGCTTGCAAACAAAACGCTTTGTCGTGCAGTTGCAGTCCCGCCCCGTAGGATAGATCGCAAAAGGCGGGAAGGGCGATATACGGTTCCTGTCTGCCGCCGCCTTTCGCATTCAAGCAGGGCGCGATTCCCTCCGGCGCATAGATCCGTCCGGCACTTGGATTGCTCCGTCTTTCCAATTCCACAAAATTTCCTATTTGTTGAATATGATTTTCTCCGTCTGCTCCTTCGATAGGAAATATTTGCTCTCCACTTCGTCCTCTAAGATGTCCCACAATGAATACGCGCTCCCGGTTTTGTGGGACGTAATCGGCAGAATTGATAACTTGCCACTCTGCATCGTACCCACTTTCGTCCAGCGCAATGAGAAGTTTAAGGAAGTCTGTTCCCCCATTAACGCTAAGTAGGTTTTTAACGTTCTCAATGAATAGGTATGTGGGTCTATCCTTTTCTTCGAGGTCTTGCACAAGTCTGATAACTCTGAAAAATAAGCTGCTTCTTGTCCCATTAAAACCAAGCTGCTTTCCAGCAACGCTGATGTCCTGACAGGGGAATCCGAAACACCAGCAGTCTGCTTTCGGTATGTCCTCGGCGAAAATCCGTCTAATGTCATTTGCATACCATTCTCCATGCCTGTACTCCTCCTTTCCTGCTTCTGCCACCCTTTTGTTCTTCGGCAATGTGCTTATGTACTCTCTCTCCTGTTCTGTCATAAGGTGCATGACTGTGTAGCCGGCTACTGCAAATTTATCAAATTCACAGAATCCCACACACTCATGTCCTGCCAATTCCATCCCTCTACGGAAACCACCGACACCAGAGAAGAAGTCAATGAATTTCACGAATCCACCTCTCCTTTCATCAACTCCATAAACTTCTCATACTGCCGTTCTGAAATCTTGTTTCCCCTCTTATCCTCTCTAATTTCGATTGTGAGGTGCTTTTCGGCAATATTCGATAATTCCTTCGCAAGATTCTTTCTGCCCTGTTCCAAGCCATCACGATATCCCTTGGTGGCTTTATATTCCGCAATCTGCGATTTGCCCTCTCCCTGTGAGCCACTTGTCTTGTTCCGCAACTGATAACCACCATCAGCATATTTCTTTATCCAGTGCTGTTCCGCACTATCCAACTCGGTATCCTTATAAAGCATAAATCCGATTTTCCATCCATACTGATTTGTTTCGGCATCGTATAATCCGTGTTTTTTCAAAGATAGGTCGATATGCTGATAGCCAACAAGATGTTGCGACAATCTGGTAATAAGGTGTATTGCTTGCCCGATGTATGCGTATTTGAATCCTTTTTCGTCAATTCTTGTGAGGAAATAAATTCCGCTGTCCTCATTCAATTTTGGATTTACTTTCAGCAGTCGTTCCTTGTTTTTCTTCTCGATAGCTTTTGCTTTCTTGAATTTCTGATAGTCCATCTTTCCACCGCCTTACAAATGCAACTGCATTTCTTCTTTCACAACAAGCATTTCATCTTTTGCTCGTCTGTAAAATTCCTTTGAAATTTCAAATCCGTACGAGTTTCTGCCCATTTCCATTGCCGCCCTTAGTGTCGAGCCACTTCCTGCACAAGGGTCAATTACAACATCCCCATCGTCAGTGAAAATCTTAATCAGTTTTTTAATAACTGCTACTGGTTTCTGCGCTGGATGAATTTTAGGAATCTCTTTTCCGTCCTTCTCCCATGTGAACCAGTTGAAAATCATCCGCCCAGTGCCGCGAATATTCTTACCGCTCTCGTCCTGCTGACAGCCGTTTCTAAACTTTGGTAACCTTCCACGATAAAATACAATGGCGTATTCTGTCGCGCCCACAATACGCATATTCGCCTTCAAAACCTGTGGGCTGTAATTCTTACAAAAAACCAAAGGTATGTAGTTTACGAAGCCATGTTTGTTGGCGGCATTGATAAGCGTTGGAATCTGCTCAAAACTGCAGAAAACAATCATGCAAGGACTGTTGCTGCTTCTTCCACGGGATACGGTTTTCGTATCTTCTTTCTTCAACAGTTTGCTGCAAAAATGAAAATACTCATACAGATTGAAATTGAAATCCGTATTAAAAGCAGCCTTTCCGGCAAGTTTGCTTTCACCGTTTTTATTGTCCCCACCTTTGTACCACATAGGATTACTGCCGTAGAAGTTTGTACCCACGTTGTAGGGGATATCGGCAATAACAAGTTGCGCTTTCGGGATGCCGTACCGCTTATAATTCTGGAAATTGTCATTAAACAATTCCGTTTTTATGTTTTTCAAATCCATAATCTTACCGCCTTTTCCGATTAACCTCTTTCTCAACTCTTTCAAATTCTTCATCAGATATTCCGAATATCTCAATATAGTCATATTCCGGCGCGAACAACACCGATATATTGTCCTTCTTATAAATAGGCACCATGAAATCGCCTACAATATTCGGAGTATCAAACATTTGTATCCCTTTTTCAAAATTCTCTTTCAAAAAAACGATTAAATTTTCTATTCTCAAAATCAGTCTCCACCCTTCTTATTTTTTAAAACGGCAAATCGTCATCCTCAATGGTATTGTCAACGGGATAAAAACCATCCGTGTTACTCTGCGATTTCGGCGCATCACTTGTCTGCCCTGCACTGCTGCTTGCCGCTTTACTCTCGGCAAACTCGAACGATTTCACGTTAAAGGATACCGTGTTCTGCTTCTTCCCTTCCCTGTCGGTGTATTCATTCTGTACAGCTTCACACTCTAGAATGATTTTCGTCCCCTTCTTGACAAATTTATCCATTGTTTCCGCCGTTTTTCCGAAAGCAGAAATATTGAAAAAGCTCGTTTTCTTCTTATCCCCATATCCACTCTCAACCGCAATGGAGGTTCTTCCGACCGCAAGAGGATTTGCGGACTGCGTGTATCTGAGTTCAACATCTCTTGTCGTTCTACCGACAAAAATACATTTATTCATTTCTGCTTGTCCCTCTTTCTTCTAAAGTATTCATTCTTCCGGTAATCCGCCTGATTTTCGATGAACGCCTTCTTTTGCATTTCTTTTTTATTTTTCAAATGCTTCTGATTCCAAATTTTGAATTTCTCGCATTTTGAATGACATCCAGCGTTCCTTCCTTCGCATCCATAGCAGGGGCAAATGCCGTCCTTTGCCTTGATATTTGCATTTAAGGAAAACTCATACCTTCCCATCGCTCAACCACCACCCGTCATTACGCCCTGCAACGTACACATTCGCCGCAGGACACGCTTTTTTCATACGCTCGATGAATTTATCAGAATCGGCATTATCTGCTGACAGATGGCACATTATGACGTTCTGCAAGGAATCAGAATTATTCGCCCTTACAAACTCACAAGCTGTTCCAATCTCCAAGTGACCGCCGAAAATATGATTCTTTTTCCCCTCGTTATCTGGATAAATCATATTCCTGTCATAATTCACGCCGAGAAGAATATGGTTTATATTTTTGAACCGCCATTTGACAATAGCCGTATCAGTGATATAAAGCATTCTTCCCATTTCTTTGTGCATAATCAGAAAACCGAATATCGGGCAATCCGTTCCGTCTGCATCTGTGTGTGTCCATCTGCCGCCAATCGTTGTAAGGTCAAACGCCTGCACTCTAAAACCAGAAATATTTTTCAAGCCGATGTCGCTTTCGTTTTCATACGGCTTTAAAACAGGAACACCCATTCTTTCAAATTCATTGACCGATTTTGAGTGGTCAGCGTGTTTATGGGTAACAATCGCACCGACAACATCAGAAATTTTCCAACCGATTCCTTTCTTAATTTTCTTTTCGTTCTCCCCCAAGTCCAAAAGAAGAATCTCTCCTGTGTCTGCAATAAGTGCGTGGCAATTTCCGCTTGAACCCGTTGCTATCGTTTTTAGCAGCACTTTCGCACCTCCTAACGATTATTCAATACCATCAACATGGTATCTTCCGTATCCACTACTTCTACCACTTCCGATACCGTTGCCAAATCCTGCAAGATTGACAATGTTTACAATCTGTTCCAAAGAGAAAGCGTTTTCGGTGTACTGGATTGTAAATGCAGCTTTCCAACCGCTAAATCTGTTAAGGTGTACTAATACTGGAGAGCCTTTTTTGGGAGACATCAGTTTTTCGTCAATATGATGTTCTGCAAACTGAATTGGTATCAAATCTCCCTTTGCGATAATGTTTACTCCTGCATTAAACTTCGTTGCGTATGTATCAATTTTGTTCTGTACAACAGCCTGTCCGAAAGATTTTTTCAGACCGAACCCTGTAATACATGGTGCGTTTTCTTTTAATGCCTGTAATAGTCCTTCTTCCGAATAATCTTTTGGCTTGCCGTTGTACCAGTGCATAGAAGTGATGATTGCTTCCCATTGATTAGGCTTTGCTGTGTCTTTCGCCTTATCCTTACGCTTGTCAATCAAATCCTTTGCGCTTACATCGTTCATTTTATTAAGAATCAAGTCTCCATCTCCTGCGATTTTGATTGTTGCGGTTTTGATGTTTAAGGGCTTGATTTCGATTACCTCTGTTTTAGCCATTTTTGTTTTCTCCTTTCATTTTTGTTACTGATAGAACACTTTGTAGGCGATATAATATTCTGCATTGTCTTGTATTTTCTTTTGATTTACTGTTCTTTTCTTTAATATGCTGGCGGTATCATACCGCCTATAAAATGCTCTATCAGCGTGTTCCTATAATCAAGCGCTTAGCAAGTGAGATAAAGTGTCCTATGTTGCGCTTTATTTTCCTGTTTTATTTTGACCTGTTTTTCGATGTTTTATAAAAAGCTGTTATATAATAGGTGTTATCCCACCTGTTAAACACTTGAAAATAGGTTGTTTTTTAATATGCTGTCTGAAATTTTCCTGTTATGTTCTGTCTTATGCTATATATCAAACAGTGATTAAATCAATCTGCTCAAATACCTGTTCCAACTCGGAAAGTGTCTTATATTTCAATCTGAAACTTTCCAATTCTGATAATGCTCTTTTAAGCAAATCTTCATATTCATTCTGATTTTTCAGAAAAGTCCTTGTCGGCTGATAAACAGTATTGGACGTTCTACTTAATACTCTTACTGGCGGCGCATCTTCGCTTTTAGGTTCTACATACAACATCCTAATGACATTGCCGGCTTGTATTGTTCTGTATTTCTCGGCAGCTAAATCATTGTCCCACTCAAAGCATTTATGTAATTCTGAATTTTCATCTCTTGCAAAATCGAGAATTGCTTTCGGGGTAATCTGTTCCAAAGAAGAAATCTCTCTGTAACATTCATTTGCATCGGCTTTAAAAATACCGTCAACTTTCCATTTTACGTTTTCGTTCATCATCACACCTCGCTATCTGGCGGAAATCGAAATACTTTCGGATAATTGAAAGCGAAAGAATAACCGTCCCTGCTTTTCGCTTGTTGATAGTCACTAGATCCCGTCCTCAGCATTTTCATAACTTCTTCTGCTTTTTCTTTTGTCGAGTATTTTGCTAACTCCCAATAAGTATCATCAGTAATACTTACTGGGAAAGCAATAATCGTTGTTCCATCTGTAGCACTGATTGCAATTCCAACGTGTTCATACGCCAAATCGACACTGCCGTCCTGACTAATAATTCTCATGATTTTTACCCCCTTACCCAAAGCCAAACTGCGCTTACTACCGTCAAAGCGGTGGCGGCAAATGCAGCTGATGTGATTTTATTTTTCGCTACATAATAGTCGAAATCTCTACGCAATCCCATTTTTTCATCTTTGCTAAACAACCAAAAGATTCTCCAGCAATACACAATAACAATCATCCAAATAAAAATAGTCAACTTCATAATAATCACCGCTTACACCTCCTGCACAATTTCCCCATCAATGATGTTTTCCTCGTCAAAATCAACAGAATTTGCACTTTCCGCAACATCATCCTGTGTCTGACGGTATGTATCGTCCAGTTCGATTTGTGCCTGTCTCGCCATCTGGTCATAATTTTTCGGATACTTTCTTGTGGCGTTGTTGCACATTTTCCGCTGAATCATGCTCTCTGGCGTATCCAACCATGCACCGCTGATAAATTGTCTGGCAGTTTCACATTCCAACATATCATCAACCGTAGCGCAGGAGCGCAGCGCGTTCAGAATTTCGTCTTTCTTGGCTTTGATTTCCTCTTTCTGCTTTGGCGTTGCCTTGTATCTATCCTCGCAAACACCGAATGTAGCGTTCATCATATTCTGCTTAACGTGAGCCAAAAGGTTGACCTTTACGCTTGCTCTGTCAGCTGTCAGATATGTTACTGTGCCGTCCGTCAATTTTACTGGATATACCACCCGAACCGCTTTATCGGACAATCCATTTTCTTCCCACTCTGGCGGTGTCAGTTCCAAACCCTTATGTTTGGGTGGGATATAGGTATCCCCTTCCTTAACGACCCAGTACGGATAAACCTGTTCAACATCCTTGCCGTAATGAGAAAGAAGGGAATCATATCCTGCACCCTCGATACCCATTTCAACAACCTTTACCCACTCGTTCCCACGCTTTACATTTCTAAGCTGGAAATAACACTCCCTCGGATATGCCGCAGGGTTCAATTTCAGCCCTGCACAGTTTTCAACGATGCCCCTCAAGTTGCTTGTATCGAGAGAGTTCATGTTTGCTTTGCCATCGTTCTTTACAAGATCGTAAATGCTCCCGACCGCCTCCATAGCGCATTTTCTGGAATATTCATCAAAAATCACGCCGCAGGACGAATAGTCATTTTCAATCAGCTTTACAATTTCGTTCGACCACTGGCTTAATGCCGTTGTAAATTCCTTCTTTTCTGCCACCTGTGTATTTTCAGCCATTATTTCACTCCTCCTCCAATGGTCTGTTCCAACATTCTTCGCATTCTTCTGAAACAAATTGTTCGTCCGTATCTAAAAAGCACTCTTTATTTGTCGCATATCCCAACGAATGAGGGCAAATTTCTGGAAATTTGTTATATTCCAGTTCGGCTTTCGGATACTTCTCCAAGAAATCCTGTAAAATCGTTTTTCTCGAATGTTCTTTCGACCATTTTTCTACGATGTCAACTGCAATCTCTGGATACTTTCTCTGTAAACCGCCACAACACAAACCAGTTGTATTGTTTTCACCGCCAAGCGGACAATCAGCGCAACAAATACGGCATTTTTTCGTCATTCTATATTTTTCTTTCAAATATTCCAACGCTGTCATTTCTGCCATTCTGTATCACTCCTCGCATACTTCATAGGTCTGCTCAAAAACATCTGGTTTACAGGGGTAAAGCTCTCCCTTCACTCCACGAATCACATAATCCCCAACACTTACATGGTGCGTACCTTCTAAAGTATCAATATAGAGTTCATCTCCATCTACACTATCAAATTGAATGGTACTATAATACATAATGCCATCTTCAAAGGCATTTACAGCCCAATCGGGGACATAATATTTACCATCTGCACCTTTTAAATCTCCATCATATTTAAACGCTTCAATTACCACAGGCTTCTTTCTGTATTTCATAACCATCACTCCACTTCCTTAATTTCTCCATCTTCCAACCGATACCATGTGTCCTCTTTATATGTATCCCCATCAATCTGGATTGCTTTGTAATTGACGGTTTCTCCTTTGCCGTTTCGTTCGACCATAACAATTAAACTGCCGATACCGCCTTTAGCTTCGCCGCCGTTTTCAGAAACCATGATAGAATGTTCTCCGCCTGCAAGTTTAGC